ATTATCTTTAACTTTGCTTAAATACCCCCCTTTAAGATTTCTTAAATACCCCCCTTTAACTATTTTTAAATACCTATTTAATATTTCTTTAGTACCTTCTTTATAAATTATTTCACTTTCTATATAACCATTTTCTACTAAATCTTTTATTAATAAAGATATTGTTGTGACTGATACTCCATATAATTCTGCAAAATATTTATTACTAGCATAACAATAACCATATTTATCACTTAATGCTGTTATTTCACTATATAATAATTTTGCTTTATCTTTTAAATTTCTATCGTACCTAACTTCTGCTGTTAGTATTGAATAATAGTTTGGCATTTCTTTCATCTTTTTTTATTCTCCTTCACGTATAAAATAATCATTTATTTCTGCATCTTTATTATAATATTTTGTTATACAATATGCAGTAATTTTTGTAGTTCCTATTTTTCCATTTAAAATTCTTGATAATGTTTCTGGTGTTATTCCTATTTCTTCTGCTGCTTTCTTTTGATTTTTAAAATGGATCTGATTTTTAACTATGTAATACATTTATCATCACCTACCTTATAACAGCATTGTAGCATAAAATTGATTTTAAATCAATAATTTTAAACAAAAAAACTATAAATAATTTTTACCAATTAACTTGATAAAGTCATCTATAGTTTTATTATTAATTTCTAACCATCTCTTTTCCATTTCTTTTTTTACTTTTAAATCTAAATTATGATTAAAATGTATTCCTTCATTACTTTGATTATGGTGTCTGCCACATAAATAAATACATAAACCATTAGCAATAGATTTTTGCCTATTTTTTCCATAATATACTTCGTGTATATGAATATTATTTAAAGATCCACATACATAACATTGTTTTTTATCTTGTAATATACTATGCCTTTTCATTACTACTCCATTCTCTTGATAATTGATTTTCTAATAATCTTAATTGTAATTTTGTAGTATTAATAAATTCTAAATTAGTTTGATACATTGTTTCTGCTATATCTCTTTTAAATCTTTTATCAGCAACTTCTGGTACGCCATATATTATTTGTGATATTAATGTTACTGGCATATTTTTTTCACTTCTTAATTTTAATGCTTCTTGTCTTAAAGTAATTTTATAATCTCTTTCTGCCTCTGCTAATGTTCTACCATTTCTTGATAAACTTTTTATTGATAAATTCAATTTATTTATTAATTCTGATATTTGATTACATAAATCCACTTAAATCACCTCATATTTTTAAATTTTATAGGTCATTTTAGAGAGTTTTACTAAAATTAATAAAATAATATTATCTTAATAAAACTCTTTTTATAACCTATTTATTTTAATCTAAAAAATTATCATCTATTTCTACTTTATCAGCATATTCTTCAAACGGATCATTTTCGTGTATTTGTTCATTTATATCTTTTTCTTCTTTTACTTCATCTGCTACTTTTTTAGTAGATAAAAATGTTATTTTACTTGCTAAAAAATTATAATCATAATGTTTATTTCCTTCTTCATCTTCCCAATTATGATTTTTAATAATACCACTTACACCAAGTAAATCTCCTTTTTTACAATACTTTGCAGTTGTTTCTGCTACTTTATTCCATATAGATATTTTTAAAAATGTAACATCATCTTTTGCATTATTAATTGCTAAATTAGCTTCACATACTGCTTTATTATCTTTTGTATATCTTAATTCAATATCTTTTGTTAATCTTCCTACTACCATAAATACATTATTCATTTGTTTCTCCCTCTTTCAATAATTCTTCTGCTTCTAAATATGTTAGTTCACTTATTTTAGTTTTTCCTATATCTTGTAAATAAGATTTAATTAATATTTTATCTAATTCTTTAATTCTATCTTTTTGTAATTGTTGTATTGGCATTTCTTGTTTTGTTTCATCTGGTGTCATTGAATTGCCTAATTCATACACTACTTTATTTGTTTTAACATTTACTATTACTAAACTATTTATTTCACCAGTTTCACTATAACCAATTTTTTTAACTCTAAATGTATCATATGTAGTGTATTTATCTCCTTTTGGTGTAATAGTACAATTTGCACTACTTATCCATATAAATGGGCTTGTATATAATTCTCTACCAATTCCCCAATTGAAACAAGCACGTTTAAAGCTATCACTTGCTAGTCCTTTTTCTTTTTCTGTATAGCTTTCTGTTCCAGTATCTTCTTTTGATACCCATTCACCAATTTCTTTATTGTATATTGATACTATACAATTTGCATTATCTCTTGTATGACTTCTTTTCCAATTCATACAACCTACTGTTTCATCAAGTATGTTCATATCACATCTTGCATCTTTGTAAAGTAGTAAACTCAACCCTTTTTCATTAATTGTGTTTACTCGGCAGTCTATTTCATCTGCTCTTAATTTTCTGAATTCCATTTTCATCACTCCTTTTCTTATTTTAGAATTCATTTTGATTAAATAAAAAGTACTATATAACTATACGAATAGATATTAGGGTTAAGTGATGTTTACCTACTCATATAGTTGTATAGTACTTATTACTTAACCCTATATTAATTATATCATAAATATTAAATTAAATCAAATTTTTTCATTAAATCTGATACTAATTTACTATTCCAATTTATACTAATAATTCTAAATCTGCCGTCCTTCCCAACTTTAATTAAGTCATCATATAAATTAGCAATTTCGCTTATTCTTGCAGTTGCTTCATATCCTACAAAATAAGGATCTAATTGAAAATCTTTTGCACTCCACCAAATTCTATTTTTATTTTGTAACATTGCTTTTAATATAATATCTTTTTGTTTCATTATTTATCACTCCTTTATCCTAAAATTATTGTATCTTCTATTTTTGCAATTCTTTCATCTATCATATATTCACCTGTTAAAATTGTTTCATCTGCTTTACAGAATGTATACCAGCAATAATGAAAACCATTGCCCTCATCATCATCACTTAACATAATTACTTTATTTCCATTACCTAATTTTATTTGTTTTTCACATTCTATTTTTAAATCATTAATTGTTAATGGTTTCATCTTCATCACCTTCTAATATTTCTTTAATTTTATTTTTTATTTCATCGTCCCACATATCATCTATGTTTTCAATGTATGCTTCTATTATTTCTTCTACATTATCTTCTATTTCTTTATCATATTCAAATTGACTACAACTATCTAAATTACCATAAGCATTAAATCTTACATAATCGTCCGTATAATTATAATCACCATAGCATACTGCACGTACTGCCTCATCTACTTTATCTCCAAAAAAATCTCTAAAAAAATATTCATCATTATCAAAATAATCTAAATAATCTAATTGCCCATTCCAACTAATTACTTCTTTTGCCATTTCTTTTAAATCATCTAATGTTAATTCCTCTTTTAATTTATCATAATTCATATTATTACCTCTTTTCTTTTTATAATATGCTTTTTAAATGATTAATTATTATCTGGTCATATTTATTATTTCTAAATTGTAAATACACTATTTGTACTTTAATTGGCATTTTAGTCCTGCCTTTTTCAAATTGGCTAACTGCTTGTCTGGTGATCCCTAAACTTTTTGCTACATCATCTAATGTATAATCAGTATATTTTTTTCTTAATTCTTGCCACATTGTCATATTTATTTATTCTCCTTTTCTTTAAGATAATCTATTATTTCATTAATTCTACAAGCCAAATCACACTCTAGCATTGTTGCTTTTTCCATATTAATAGTATTTTCTTCATCAATTTCATAATTAATTTTAAATTTTTCAGGTATTTTCTTTCCTTCTTCTCCTATTATTTCTATTGTGTCATTTAATCTTTTTTCGTCAAAAATATAACTTCCTAATAATTCATCAACATCAATAATTTCATTACTTATTTTTATTTTTTGCTCATAATCTACTTCCCCATTTGCTATTTTATTTAGTAAATCTATTATCTTCATATCTTATCTTCTCCTTTGTTTATCTAATGTTTGTGTATCTTCTTCAAATTGTTTTTTAGTCATTGTCATTTTACATAATACATTCTGATCTTTTTATACCTAAATCATCTTCATACATTTTTATTATTTCATCAGTATCTCCATATTGATTACCATATTCTTGTCTTACTCTTAAAGCATATAAATAATTTTTATACATTTGTAAAGTATCTTTCATTTTATTTACCTTCTTTCAATTCTCTTAATTTATCTAATACATTTGCTATTCTTATTGCACCATTATATTTAGAATATTCATCTCTTAACCATTTTTCTAATTCTTCTATTATGTTATTTGATTTATTTGCTTTTTTTAATGTTTTTTCTAATAGTTCAACTTCTTTTTCTTTTAACCATAACCCTGTTCTAATTACACCTTTGTCATCTTCATATTCCGTAGGATAACCTATACTAATATTTTTCATTATTTACACACCTCTTTTATTAATTCATCAATAACATCTTCTTTTGTTAAATACATTTCTTCTATTTGATACATTAATGTTAGTTCTTCACATTCTACTTGTTTTTCTAATTCTGCTTTTAATGTTTCCCACATTTTTTTATATGTCATTTTTTCACCACCTCAAAATTGCTTCCTAATTCTTTTAATTTTCTATTTGCTTCCCATTTGTTTTTAAATATGTAAGCATCTTGTATATCTTCTACATAATGGTTATGTGTATTATCTACTTTTTTAGCATAATACATTTTATTTTCTTTATGTCTTATTAAGTATTGCATTTAGTCAACCTCATTTTCTTTTACTATTTTAATTAAATATTCACCTGACTTGTCATTTGAATAATTATTAATAATTCTTTCATATAATTCAATAGAATATTCTTTATTTGATGTTCTAATTATTGTTCCTATTTTAAACTCTTTAATAATATCTAATAATTCTTCTATTGTTTTGTCTAATTTTGTATCTTCGTCTAGTATTACTTCTCTTATACTCATAATTACCTCCTATTTTCTATTTTTATGCCCCATTTTAACGAGTTTTTAGTTTTCTTGATAATTTATATTATCTTGCTATTTTACAGCCCTATAATTGATTTTTCACAATATGGTTTTGAATAACCTTTATTGACACATTCATCTATGTTTTTATCATCATTTTTAAATATAATTATACTTAACATAATTATTATTACACTTGCTAATACAATTGCTATTTTAATTAATCTATTGTTGTATTCTTTATCTTTTTTTATTTTTAATTTTTCTTTTCTAATTTTATCATCTAATTTCATTAACTTTTGATTTGATTTAAAATTAATACCTTCCATTACATTTATATCTTCTAATCTTTCTACTACTTTTACATCTTTATCCATATTATTCACCCTTTCTATAATTGACTATCTTTCCATATTTGATAATAGTCTGGTTTATAACTTTCTTCTTTTTGTTGTTTATATTCTTCTTCATAATCTTCACTTATAAATATATTATCTTCTGCTAAATATTCTTGGTATTCTGCATCTTCAATATATTCTATTAATATTTCTATATTATCTGTTAAAAGATCTTTAATAGTATTTCTTAATCTTTCACTTTTATTAATTAATTCTCCCACATTCTTGTAATTTAATATCATATTATTTCATCTCCCTTTCTTTATTACAATTTAATTATATCATAGTTTTTTTCCGTTGTCAAGTATTTACTTTACTTTTTTTGTTAAAAAAATTAATAATGTAAGGATACTATATTTCTATAGTATCTTTAACATTACCATTTCTAGTACAAGTACAAGTCCATACTTTTCCATTGTCTTGTTTTTCCATTACTTCACAAGTATGTTCTTCTCCCCAATTCTCTGGATCAAGTGCTACAAATAAATCTAGTCCTTCAACTTCTTTACCCATATACTTGATAAATGAATTAAGTATCTTTTGTTCTAACTCCATACCTTTTTTCTCCTTTCTTATATATATTATATCATATTTTTTATTATTTGTCAAGTACCTACTTTACAATATTTTTTAATTTAACTAAAAAAACTAGGATCTATTCCTAGTTTTATGGTATTCTTTTATGACATCAAAGTCTAAACCTTTATCTAATATATATTTGTTTTTAAAATAAAAGTATTGGTTTTGTTTGTATATTTACTTGATACATTAATTAGCCTTCTTAATGTTACTATCTGGTAGTACTGCCCATATTGGTCTTTCATCACCACGTACTGCACCTAATACATTACCTCTATCATCTTTTTCAATTATTTGATATAAGTCATCATATTGTACTAATGGTGTTCCTTCATAATCTAATAAGATAGTTGGTACTACATAATCTCCTACTTTAAATTCTTCTACTGGTTCTGGTGCTGGTGGTGTTGGTTGTGGTTCTTCCTCTGTTACACCTTTTAATCTAAAAGCACGTAAACCATCTGTTGTTATTGGTATTACTGATACTGGTACTGGGTTTTGTGATAAAAACCAACAGTCTTGTCCGTCCCAACTATCATATACTGCTATGTGTCCCCAATTCCAAATACATAAATCACCTTTAACCATATTATGAATATCTACTTCATCAAAGTATTGTAATAAATCATTTAGTTTTGGTGGATACAACATACTAGATACTAAATCACAATCTGCAAGTACCCAAGCAGGTACATATAAATAATTAGTTAGGTAGTATTCTGCCATATCCCAACATTGTGCACCCCATTCACTATCATAATCAATATAGTGTCCTAGATTTTCATTTTTAAATCTTTCTTCAATTTCTCCATATTCTTTAAAAGTCATTATTTCACCTTTGTTTCTATTATAGAAACCCTTTCTTCTACGTGATACATTCTGTCTATTAAATTATTATGCTTATTTACTTTTTCTTCTAAATTATCTATCTTCATTTGAATTATAGTATTATTTTTTCTATTTGATAGAATTGTAGTTAATATACTTGGCACTGCTACACTTAAACCTGTTATTATTGCTCCTACCATTTATTTCACCTTTTCTACTTTAACTTGATTATCTTTATTATAATTGTATGTTGATATTCCTAATATTGTGCATAATAAAGTATCAAATGCCATTATTGTTCCACTTATTTCTACCCCATAAGGAATATTCCATATTTTAAATACTGCTACTACAAATGTTGCTAATGCTGGTAGAATATACATTGCTACTCTTTTCCAAAAATCGTATGCTTTATTTGATAATTTCATATTTATACCTCCTAATTTGTTTTTGTATATTCTATTATAAAATAGAATTTATTAGCACTTTGCCAAGTGTCATTTATTATTCTTAAACCTATACCATTTGTTGGGTGTACTGTTGATACTAATGTTAATGATGATACATTAGTTGAACCACTACCAACTGGCAATCTGTAATGTGAATTTAAAAACGCATCACATTTTATACATTGTTCCATATTTGTTACATTATGTGGTATTGAAATATTAGTTGTTTGTCCTGATGAACCTATTGTTGAAGTTGGTTGGTATTCTACTACTTTTCTATAAATGTCTTTTCCATTTATCCATTTCATACCAGTATTAGTTTCAGTTGTAAAATAACTTGGTAGTCCTGCACCACCTTCTATATATTGACTTGTTTTCTTTATTCTCATATATACCTCCTAATCTACCATATAAGTTATGCAAAATGCTAAACGATTTAGCGTAGTTGCACCAGACCAGTTATAAACTGCTATATTTCCGTTTTCCATTACTTCACCATAACTTGTAGTTAATATTGTATTACTTGTTGTATGTGCAAATATAGGAAAAGCAATTCTTGCGTTTGGTCTTAATTCTTCTGGCAGTCCTGTTGCTATATTTGTATAATTGAATTCTGCTAGTGATATATCATTTTGTATATATCCGCCTGTTGTTCTTGCTGGTCTAAATATTGTTACCATTTTACCAACTTTTTTATAATAAACAGAATTACTTAATAAAGTATATCCCTGTGTTATTTCACTCCAACCTTCTGGTACTGTTTCTCCATCATAATCTACTTCTGTTCCTACTGGTAGTGTATCAAATGTTTTTATATATATATCTTTATATTCTCCATTGTCATTATATTTCATATATTCCTCCTATTTGTAACCTACTACTCTATTAATATAAATGTTATTAGTTGCTGATACAGAAATAGTAGCATTTGGTGGTGTAATGGTTACACTAGAATATCTTGAACTATCTAATGTTGATATTTTTGTACCATTTGCAATTACTTCCCTTACATTAATATACATTCCTGCACCTGCATCAGCAGAAACATAAAATAACATACATTTTGTACTTAAAGTTAAATCAAGTTTTTGCATTGCCATTCTTTGTGTTGCACCACTTGTATTACTAAAATATATTTCTAAATATTTATAACCACTTACATTTGAACTTAATAGTATTTCACCATTGCTACCACTAGCATTATTATATAAAACTATGCCTCCAAAATGTTCATTAGAATAATTAGCACTATATCCTATACCTGTACTTGTACTATATGAGTTTGTTATTTCACTTACTGGTGTTCCAATTTGTCCATCATTTATCCATAATATATTTGTATCAGAAGTTGGTTCTGTACTTTGTACTAATATTATATCATCTTCTGCTTTATCACTATTTAATTCATTTATTGCATTTACTGCACTTGTTTTGTCAGTAGTTGTTAAATCTGATATATCACCTAAATCAGTAGCACTTGCTGCATTTGAATTTATTTCATTTACTGCTGCTACAATATTTGTTTTAGTAGTTGTAGTTAAATTTGTTAAATTTCCTACATTATCATCATTTGTATTTACTACTGATTTTATCTCATTTAAGTCATCATCAGTTACTTTATTTATTAATGCTATTTCTGGGTTTTCATTTAAAGCAACTTTATTTGCATAAGTTATTTTTGCCATATTTAAACCTCCTTTATTGTATTTCTACATTTTGACTTATTTTATAAGCCTTATTTATTTCTAATTGTGAAGCATCTATTGTTTGATATGTTGTATTAGTATCATTACTTATTAATTCAATAGTATTAATTAATTTTGTCACATATATATTAAATTCATATTTATAAACAAATTGGCTTACTTGAATTGCTGGACTTATTGATTTTACATAACTTGTATTATCTACATAATTAATTCTTATTCTATTTAATGTTGCATTTGTATAATCAGCAGTATTTGATATAGAATTATTTAATCTTGTTGCACCATTTAAGTTATATACATATTGTTGCGTATTTTGGTTTTGCATTGTTATTGTATTATTAAAGTTTATAAATAAATCTTCATAAATATTTTTTTCTATATCTTCTGTATTAGTAATTAATGTTCCATTCGTTTGTCCTAATAAATCTTGTTGACTTATTGTTATATCATTTAATAACATATTAGGTACTTCTAATGTACTCATAGTTGAATTACCATTTAATGTTTTATTATATAAATTTCTTGCAAATATTATATTACCATCTTCATCATATAATAAACCACTATTTGGTATCATAGAATTATAATCTTGATAATCAGTATAATTCCAATTATTATCATTATATATTTGTTTTGTAGTCATTTTTAAATTAGTTCTACCTACTAAATTATATGTCAATAAATTATAACTTGTTACTACATTGAATAATCTATAAGTTAAAATCATTAAACTATATCCTAAAAAACCACCTTTTGTTTTACATAAAAAGTTATCTTCATCATCTAATGTTCCAAAAGTATATTCATATATTGTATTTGCTGGGTTAGCAGGCATATTTGTTGCTATATATATCATACCATATATTTGGTTATTTTTTTTGTAAAAAAACCCACCATAACTATTATCATATTCAATTTCTCTTTGAAATATAAATGGGTTAATAATTATTCCAGTTTTATTAGCATTTAATCTAGTTAAAACCATAAAATGAGTACTGCTTGAAGGTCTTATATCAAATATAAAATAAGTAGTTTGATTATTCATACACATACTTGCTTTTGGCATTGCAAAATTAGAAACTAGACTATAATTAGTACCATCAAATACTAATTCTTTATATGAATTATCTGATAATTGCCAACAACCTAATCTTATAGAATAATTTTCACCACTCCATATTAAATTATATGTTTCAATAGGAGACTGTATATTTCCATTATATCCATAATTAATTAATTCATTAGTTGCACCAACTTCAATTTTATACGTTGCTAAATGTGGTTTAGCATTATTTGTACCAATTAACAAATATAATGATGCACTAGGACATTTTTCTATATATTGTATGTTAGATACTACACCTTCGTATGCTAAATCTATTACATAATCATTTCTTAATTTAACTTCATAATTTTGTTGTGCTGGTGTTTTTATCAAAAAGTTATTTATTAATAAAAATCTTTTATTTCCATTATCTTCATCTAAACCAAAGATATTACCATTTGTAATATCTATATTTAAGCATATCCACTCACCAAATTTAGTACCTGTATTATAACTATCAATATCTTGCAAAATGTTAAAATTATTATCTACTACAACTATAATACCTTTATTATTTTTTAAACCATATACAAAACCAGTATCTAGATCATTACCTTTGCCATCTTTTCCTTGTATATATCCTTGTATTGTATCAAAATAATTACTAAAATTATCTTGCATTGTTACTAATTCTATATCACTTGCAAAAAATGGTGTAGTACTTTCTGGATCTTGACTATAATTATTAGTTAAATATTTTATTATTCTTTCTTTATAATCTTGTGTCATATTTCACCTCTAATTACTAAATGGACTATTAAGTACACTATTTAATACATTTCCTACTTCTAATTCTTCTACTTGTAAATTGTTAAATATTATTGTAGCAGAATTTTCTATATCTATATTTCTTGTAATAAATTGCCCTGCACCTATATTTCCACTTGCTTTATTTCTCTGATTATCAAAATAATTTATTTCTCTTTCACTATTATATGATGAAGTTAATTCATATTCACAAAATAGTTCTTGATTTTGGTTTGTGTTAAATGTTTGAATTGTTTTTTGTTTTACCATATAAGTTTGTTTCAACTCATTTAATGGTGCATTAAAATATACCATTTGTCCTACATTAAATAAATCTTTGTTATATGTTTTAACTACTAATGTTATTTCTGCACTACCTTTATATTTTATATAAGTTTGTGCTACTTTTGTTAATTCATCAGAAGTTAATATATCATTTCTATTTTCATATCTTGAAATAGTACCATTTCTACCTGTTTGTGTACCTATTCTTTCTACTTCATCAGTATTATATACTATTTGTCTGCCTTTAACTAATGGTGTATATACAATATTTATTTCACTATTTGAAGCATATATAGGTTCATTTTCATTTTGTTCTATTTTTGTATCTCCTGGTTGATAATAAAAGTTAAAATCAAAACCTAATTCTTTATCATCTAATGTTCCAAATGTTTTTGCTACACCATCTACATTTATTGATTTTAATATACCTATTTTTTCATTTGTATTAAATGTTTTAGAGTAGCCATCTGCTAATATTGTTTCAGTATAGTCTATACTACCATATACTTGATCTGACATTATTACTTGTTTATTTCTATAATCATAAGTTCCATAATTATATTCTATTGTTTCAATATTGTTTTCATCAAAATACTCTTGGGTATATTCTATATCATCTGCTTGTGGCATTAATGTAGGATCATAAAAATCTACTGCAATAGTATTTTCATCTACTAATCTAGTAGTCCAACGGCTTTGTGATATTTCTGCTAAATATTGAAACACATCATAAGCAGTTTTATTATCAGTAGAATAAGCCCCTATAATTTCATTTGGTTCAAGTATTTCTACTTCTCCTAATACTACTCCATAAGTACTTACTGCATCTACTACCATTTGTATTGCTTCAACTATTGTTTTATCAGATATAACAAAATTAAGCATATCTCCTTCTGATAACATTGTTTTAAAATCTAGCACTTGTAAATTACAATAATGTGGTTCTCTTGGGTTTAAAGACATTTCAGCAGTATTTTTTACTACTCCACAAAATATTAGATCATTGTTATTATCATATATTAAACATTTTGAATAATCTTTTGGATAGTAAAATCTTGATACATAATCTTTATCATTTTCCCAACTTTTTGGATAACAATTATTTAGGATAGTAGAAGAAGTTGTTAGCATTTCTTCTGTTATTGTAAGTTCATTACTGCATACAACTTCTTCATTATTAATTAATACTTTCATATTATACACCTACCCCATAATTAAAGTCATTTCTAGCACCGCCACTAAATGTTTTTATATCTCTAACTGTTTGTCCTAAACTATTTTGTTTAAAGTTAGCATTTACAATTATTGTTTGTGTTGGTCTATTATTAAATGTACTTAAATTCATTCCATTTGCATAAGGGTTGAATTTTTTAGGTAGTACTGCTTCACCTTTATGTATCATTGCTAATTGGTCTTCTGGTACATAGTTAGTACCTACATTTAAGTGTGGTATTTGTGGTATTGATATAGTATGTACTATTCCTTTAAATGGTTTAGCACCCATTAAATTGATATTTCTTATTCCATTTAATACACTATTAATTCCATTAAATGGTATTGCTACTACATTATTAATACCATCTATTAAACTATTTACTACTGATTTAAAGCCATTTAATACACCATCTTTAATTGTTACAAATATGTTGCCACCTGCTTTAAATAAATTCATTATTCCATTCCAAGCATTAGTAAATATATTTTTAAAGAAATTAGCAAAACCACTAAATATTGAAGTTATACCATTCCAAGCACCTTGTGCAGTATTTTTTACACCATTCCATAAATTAGTAAATACACTAGCAACTGGGTCTATAACATTTTTACTTATCCAATTAAATACTCCACCTAATATATTTTTTATACCATTCCAAGCATTTATTACTGGGTTAATAATATAATCATATAAGAATTTAAAATAATCAAGTGCAAAATCAACAACAAACTTAAATAATGCTACTATACCATCTATTATAGGTCTTAAAACAGACATTATTGCATTCCATAAACCTATCCAAAAATTTCTAAAACCTTCACAATTATTCCATAAATAAACAAATGCTGCTACTAATGCTGCAATGCCTGCTATTGCTGCACCTACTGGGTTTGCACTTAATACTAACCATAATGCTTTTATTCCCATTGTAAATTTTTGTATCATCATATATCCTGCAAATACATTTACAAATGTTAATAATGGTACTGCTATTGCTTCTATTACTTTATGATTTTTACCTATCCAATTAAACATTTTTTCTAATACTGGTATTATTTTCTTTATTGCTTTGAATAACCCTTTTGATATTTCACCTTTCATTACTTGGATACTTTCTTTTAAGTTACTCATTTGTCCTGCATAAGTCTTACTTTGTTTTTCCATTGCACCATAGTATTTTCCGCCTTCTTTTGATGCATATTGTAAAGCATTACTTAACATATCATAAGTTACATCTAATTGTGCTGCTTCTTCACGAGTTATACCCATACTATCAGCAAGTAAACCATATATATCAATACCTGCATAAGCAAATTGTTTTATATCTAATGCTGATGCTTTACCAACATTTTTTATTTGTTGCATATTTACTGCCATTCTTTGTAAGTGTTCATTTGTTCCACCTACTGCTGATACTGCATTACCTAATGCTAATATATCATTTCTTGCATCATCTGCTGTTATTCCAGTACTTATTAATAAACTTTCTGCTTGTGTTAAACTTGCTACATCAAATGGAGTTTTTAAAGCATCTTTTTTAATTTGATCTAATACTGCATTTGCTTCTTCTGCACTACCAGTTAATGTTTCAAGTCTTACTAAATATGTTTCCATTTCAGCATTGTAATTAATACCACCTTTTAACATTGATATTGCAAAAGCATCTGCTGCTGCGGTTAAACCTGCAAATGCTAATTCACCTTTTTTAGATAAATCATCTAAACTAGTTTTTACTTCATTTGTTGCTTTTTCTGCTTGTGTAGCATCACCAGTAAACTTTATAAGTACTTCTGCATTATTCATATTTCACACTCCTTTCTTTAAAACAAAAAAGTAGAAGTTTTACCTCCTACTTTAAAGGAATTTTATGCTGATGTAATTTCAGTTGCCTTTCCAATTAATTGCATTTCAAAACCAAATTCGCTTTCATCTTCTGCTGCACCACCTAGATCAGATAAATTAAGTGATACATTTGCTTGGTATGTTGTATATTCTAGTACTCCATTATCAGTACCAGTTAATAAATCAAATTGAATTTGTACATTTGAAAATTGTGATACTTCACCACTACCAATTAAAGTATGTACTCTATCTAGTAATGCTATATCACCTACATTATTTACATCAAGTTTTAGTGTTCCAGTTAAAGTTACACTTGCACCTGTGATTATTTTACGTTGTAAAGCATCACAGAATACATAAAAATCTTTTTCTTCTAACTCTGTTTCTATTCCAACTTCTGATGTAGTACAAATTGAAGTATATATTGGAGTGTCTGTTGCAGAAGTATTGATTGCAAGATTTTTAATTAACTCTCTATTATTAATATACCATTCCATAATAATATTTCCTTTCTATGCTATCCTATTTACTATACATTGTAATGTCATTGTATAAGCAATTCTTCTTATGTCATCATAAAATATAGTTCTAGGGTTAGCAAATTGTTTTATCATTATTTGCCATTTCTGGGTTTCTTTATCAACTACATAATCAAAATATATGTTATTTCCTATTAAGTTGCCAATTTCAACACTTATGTCCTTTGCTTCTTTAATGTTATCTCCATAGATATCAACATTATAATAATTATATAAAGGACTTGCTTGCCATAAAATAACTTTTTCACCAGAGGTTTCTTGTACTACTATTACTTGTATATCATTGTCATTTGTTGAATACTCTGCTTTTACTTTATATCCATCTATAATGCTATCTAAATAACTACATAATACAAAATTTTTATTTTTAATATCTGTTTCTGACATTATTTTATCTCCTTTATTGCTTGATTTACTGCTGCACTTGTAATGATCTCTTTTTGTTTAGAAAATGCACTATAATACCATTGTGGTTGTGTTTGCTTGTTAGTCCAATTTGCATTAGACATTTTCCAAACATATTTTGCATAATCTACACCACTTGTTAAGCCATAATTTTTATTACTTCCTTGTATTGGTGCTTTTATCTCTTGTCTTGATAATTCACCAGTTAAGTATGGATAAAAATTATTTGCTTTTGTTGTTTCTCTTGTCATTACTGCAACATTATATACTACTTTATCTTCAAATTTTTCAATTTGTTCTTTTGGTAGCCCTTTTATAATTTCAATTTCTACATTCATATTATTTTACTGCAAGTATTATATTAGCAACTTTATTCCATATCCAATTATCTTTTACATCAATAATTGAAAATGTCCTTTCTCCTACTATAAGTTGGTCTCCTTCTTTTACTGGTGTATCTCCTTTTACGATGAAATATCCTTTTGCTTCTGGTACAGTATATTCACCGAACCTAACACTAATATCTGCATTAAAAGGACACACCTTTATTTGTACTTGTTGTTTGTCTTGGTCATCATAATAACCACTTGTATTTCTATTATTTTGAATTAAAGTAGCATTAAAACCATTTACATTAAACATAGTTTATTCTCCAAAAGGTAAATTTATACCAATATTATAGTTAAGTGGGTTTCCTCTATATAGATAACCTGCATTGCCTAACATTCTTAATGAATTCTTTGAAATATCACTAATTAAATCACTAGACATTGCACCTGCTTGAATAGCACCACGATTATCTAAACAAGGTATATCATATTCTAACATAAATCTTAATTGTTCCATACTGGCATTTTTTATAGCAGTAGGACAAGATATATTATTCCAATTTGGGTTTCTATATCTTATTCCTACTTGACTATAAATCATTTCACAAGCAGTTTCAATTTGCCATTGTGCTACATCTACTCCATACTTGCTTTTATATTCTTGTATTGTAAAGAAAGTCATATATTGACCCCCTTTCCTATTATGCTGATACTTCTTCTACTAATTTAATAATAGCATTTGGTTCAACAACCTTTGCACCAAACATAATGTTTCCTTCCATTACATAGTATCCTGGGAAACCTGGATAGTTACCTGGATATTGAACGAAACTATCAAAGAAACTATCACCAACTACTGCAATTGGGTTGAAGAAATATCCTTTAGCATCTCCAATTACTGTATCATTTACTGGGAAGATTTCTACACCATAAGCATTAGCAATAACACCGCGGTCAACGCCTTCTACACCAGTCATAGTTTCATATTTTAAGATAGAAGTTAAAGCAGATACTAATTTACCATATTCAGTTGCTGCTAAACCTAATCTATAATCATCAAATACATTGTTATTGAATAAAGTTGCTTTTAACTCATTTAGATAATCAATATAATCTTGTTGAGTTACTGCGTCCCATTCAAATTCATTTGTAACGCCTGCTGCTAATTTACCAAAACCATAAGTATCAATTCTAGTAGCAACTGCTGCATCTTTTTTATCCATAGCATCTTCAAGTGTATTAACAAAGTTAGTACCTGATACTAAAATAGGAATTCTAATTGAATAGTCCATTGGTAGTTCAGTTAAATCAACTTTTTGACTTGAATATCCTAATAGTCCTGGAGTTAAAGCATTAGTGATTTCTTTTGTTTCACGAACATTAACTGTTGCATCTCCAGATTTTAAAATTTCTATCATTGGAGTTCCAGAGTTTCTTAATTCTCCAATATATCTCTCATTTAAGAATTTATAAAATGTACTTCTATAAATTAATGAATAATAAATTCTTTTTGCTACGCTTTGTAAATCTAAAGCATAAACACCATCTTGTGTATAATTCATAATATATCCTTCTTTCTATATTTTTTTGAATAAATCTTTTATACTTGTTTTTCTTGTAATGTTTGGTTCAACCTTTGGTTGTGTATTAGAATTAAAACTTGTTTCATTTGGTATATCAATTGGTTTTTCTTCTTTTGGGAAATAAGTAGCCTCATACTTTTCTTTTATAGCAGTTACTGCTTTTGCATCATCTTCTTCATCTTTAAATAATGAATTTCTTAATGCAGATACTTCTTTTAAATTTTCTTTTTTAAAACCTTGTGATATAATTTCTACTTCTAGTTTTAATTCTCTTTCATTATTAGCAAGTTGTGTATTACGTGCTTCAATATCATTGTAAGATTTTTCTAACTTATTATACTTGTCTTCTAGTGCTGTGTAGTTTGTCGTATTCTCTTTAAGTGCTTCTTTTCTTGCATTTTCTACTTCTTCACTTAATACATATCCCTTTCTAATATCACTTTCCAACTTTTCAATATTAATGTCATCATTTGAAAGTTGAACCTCTTTGTTTTTTAGATATTTTGTAATATCCATAAATTCCCTCCTATTGTCGACATATTTAGAAGTGCAACTTAAAGTTTATAGACTTTCAAGCACTGGTCTATCTATTAATCGCTACTACTTGTTTCTGCAGTTCTTCAGTAGGTAGTGATCCTTTTAACTCTCTTATTTGAGAATTAATAGCATTTCTTTTTTGATTTAGTTTATCAACCTCATCTTGATTTCCTAAACTTTTTTGTATTTTTATATCTGATAAAATTCTTTCTTTGTTTAGTGTCAGTGTATTTATCTTTTGTCTTGTATGATAAAACTCATCTAGTTCACTATCAGAATATGGAGTTTTTTGTATTTTTGTTCCATTTTGATATATAGTTAATACACACTTACAGTTTGGGTGTAATATATCTCCTTCAATTTCTTCTTCTACGTGTCCTATTAATCTTTGCACATCATCTCTTGTTAATATTTTGTTCTGCATTGCTAAACATTCTGGACAACTAAAATTGTGATAAGGTATATAAAATAATTCTGCACCTATATAGTTTGCATCATTTAAAGTAGTATTCCAACCATCTCTTGTTAAATTAGTGTTAAATATCATTGCTTCATAAGTACTTAAATCTACATATCTCATTAGTTCTCCTGTTGTTTTGTTGTAATATGGTACTATTTGACTTGTATATTTTTGTACTTTTTTCTTTAAATAATCTTGTTTATCATTTTTATAGGCATACGAATTAACACTCATTGAATATTCTCTTGATTTATCATTTTTAAATCTTAATTCTTGTGTTAATACAACTCCAATAGGTATCAAAGACATATAATTGTATTTTGGTACTATTGGTTCATTATATTTAATATCATAATATTCGTGTATTAATTGCTCATATTCAACTAATTTATCTTCATAATATGAATGGTCTATCTTACCCCATAATTCTTCTAATTTAGCCTTAAAATACTCAATATCACGACCTTCATCTAAACATTTAAAAAATAATTCTTTTGTTTTGTTTTGTAGTCGTACATATTCTAAATTTATTTTAAAAACTTCATTTTGTATAAAACTAGAATTCTTCATAATTAAACTTTAATTCATTACTTTCTTTTTTGTATTCTTCTGATAAAGTTTTATCATCAGTTTTTTCATCTAGTAATTTATTTAAAATTGGCATTACTATTGCAGCACGTTTGCTGTATGGTATAGACATTACAGTTTGAATAGATCTTAATGTTGTTATTCTTTTAGCATCATCTAATTTTTCATTGTCACCATAGTCCCAATTAAAATCACTAGGTATTTTTTTATCATCATCTATATTTAGTAATTCTTGTAATTTAACTATATTTGCTATCAATTTATTAACTTGTGGTTCTATTTGTCTTTTTATTGCTTCAATAGTCATCTCTGTTAAGTTCATTGATAAATCTATACTTGCTACATTTTGATAATTGTCTTTTTCATATCCAAAAGTAGCAGGACTTAAATTAGCCATTTGAATTACTTGATAATCACAAAATTTAAATGTTTCTATATATTTTTCTACTCTTATATCGCCTTGTAAGAATTGAAACATAGCGTGTTCTTGATCACCTGGTAGTAAAGTAAAGAAATCTTGTATACCTGCAACATTTATTGTTGATATTTCATACATATTACTTGGTTGCCATTGATTATATATATCTCCACTTTGATAATGTTGTGTTGTTGCTATTCTTGTTTTAGTACGTTCTATTTCTTCACACAATACATTATATACTTCCATTTCTTCATTTAAGAATTTTTCACTATCTTTGAAAAAATCTTGACCAATATCTATATTTACTATTACTTCATAAGGCAAGTCATAGATATTTTTATATTCTGTATCATTTAATCTGTTAAATTCACTAATTGTTATTTCATTCCATTTAGTTTCTTTTTTATCTTTTCTATATGCTGTAAATGTTACAAGTGATGATCCATTTTTAATTTCTATATGTCTTTTTAAACAATAATCAAATTCTTTACCTTCAAAATCTTCAATAATATCACAACTTTTTATTTTGTCATATTTTTGTACTAGATTATGAATATCACATTTTTTTACACACTCTAAATATATTTGATTATCAAATTTATGTATGTAAATAAAACTTTCTCTTTCATATACAGCAAGTTCTAATGCTTCTCCTAATGTTGGCATTAACCAATTAATGTTAAGTCCTTCAGTATCAGTTAATAAATCAGAACCAAACAATTGATTTCTTATATAAGTACCTATCTTTTTTGCAGATGGTGCTAATACATATTTATAACTATCATCTATATTTGGTTTCCCATTTGTTATGCCTGGGTTAATTACTTTAACATTAACTTTAATATATGGAGACTGCAAAGGGTTAAAATGTCTTAATGATCCCGTCATATAATCTCCTTTCTTAAATTTCAGTTCCTAATTCTATTTTAGTTCCCCAATAAGTTTTTCTTTTCTTTTCATCATTTTTAAGTATTCTTATTGGTTTTAAAATTACATTGACTTTATTACTGCCAAATAATTTCTTTTTAAAGTATACATTTACTACGTAAGTGTTCTCTGCTGGTGCTTCATCTGCTTTTATTCTTAATTTTTTAACTAATATACCATTGTAGTATAAATATAATTTCCATTTCTTCATTTGAAACCTCCAACAAAAAAAGCATAAGGTTAATTCCCTATGCTTCCATTTGCACCTAAAAGGTCAAATACACTGCACTTCTATAAATATAATATAACATTATATTTAAAAGTTGTCAATACTTTTTTTAATTTTCTTTATAATTATTTCCTTTGAATACATAATGGTCTTTATATATATGGTATATTTCACTTTCTTTGCAATTTCTACAAGGTATTACTAATTCAAGTGGTTTTTCTAAACTGACACCTAACTTATCTAATTGGCTTATTATTTCATCATAATTAATTTCACATAAAAATCTTTTAGTCTTCTTACATTTTATTTTCATTTATTCTCCTATATTACTGGTGCCCTACCAGTTAACTTAAATTCCATAATTACATATCTTGTACCATCTACATAATGGTCAAATTCTTTTACATAACTATTAATACCTTCACGTTCACTTTTTAGTTTGTCATAATGATAACTTTCTAGTTCTTCTAGTCCTATATCGTGTCCTGCATATACTGGTTCATTATTCATAAAGTATCTGATGCTAGGCATTTCTATTATCTTTAAAAAATCTTTATAAAATAAACTTTGCATATATTGTACACTTTCATCAACTGACATTTTTTGCTTTTTTGCTAAATCGTGTCTTATACCATCTACTTTTAACCTATTATCAAAATGTGCTGCTTCACTATCTATTACTAATGTACTAACTGGTATATGTAAATACTTCTTTTGTAAATAAGTAATAAATTGTTTTAATTGGTTACTATAATATTCTGTTGTTGGTGTATCTCCTTCAACTTTTGGATCGTGATAATATTTATCTATCAATATTAAATTCCATAATCTTGTTTCTTGATTTTGTGCTAATGCTACTGCACTAAACGTTGTTGGATTTACACTACCATAATCGCAACCAATACCAATTTCTCTTATTATATATTTTTCTTTTAATTCTTCTTCTGTTATTTTAGGTATATGATTAAATACTTTTCCTTCTGCTACTACCCATTTATTAAATACTTTTTGTTCTCTTAATGATCCATCAGGAAATGTTTTTACTGCTTGTTTTATCTTTTCTTCTGTATCTAGTACTGGGTTATCATAAGGGAAAAATACATATTTTAACCATTCTACTTCATCAATATACTTTTTCTTGTATGGGTGAGACTGGCTACCTTCTACATTATAACTGTCTATTCTTTTATAGTATGGGTGTCCTGCATAACTCATCATACGTCCAGGTATTTCATCAAAACTATCTCTTAATTGACCTTGCGTATAAATTCTTGCTGCTTCATCTATCCATACAAATATAAGTGGTTTACCTAATATACGGTTAAATGATAATTTATTATTGAAACCAAAGAAATAAAACTTTATATTATAAATACGTAAATATTTATCTTGATTTCCAAATTTTAATTCATATTCTTTTCCATTTATAAAATGATATTCTTTTTCTAATATGTTTATAAGATTATCAACTATATTTGATTTTATTGTATCGGTAGTCCAACCTATTATTGCTCCATTATATTCGCGTTCAATATAATCTTCATTTAATCTTTGTTCTTTTTCGTATTCATTTAATTTTCTTGCATATTCTATTAATGCAAAACATATATCATAAGTCTTACCACTTTGTGTAGATCCCAATACACTTATATTTGGTATATTAGGACTTGTTATATCTTTAAATAAATTAATCTGCTTCTTTGATAGTATCATCTGCAACAACTTCCTTTTCTTGAAGTGCTGTTTCTTTTTCTTCTATTTCTTTAATTCTTTTTTTGTTTTTAGATATTTTTTTAGTTGTTTCTTGTTGACAACCGCAACCTTTAATATCTTGTAATACTAATTCTTTATTTTCTAATTGTAATTTTGTTTTTTCATCTACTATTCTACCATTAGATCCTTTTATCATATAATTTTTTCCAACTTTAACAAATTCCATTTTAATTCATCTCCTTTATTTCAACTTCTACATAATCAATTTTATCTTCAATATATTGGTGTGTTATTCTTTGAATATATTTTGTATTATCATCAGGTATTTTTTTTGCTTTAACTAAACCATCTATTATATTTTTTGGTATTCTACCATCTAAATCTGATATTTTAGATTTTATATGCCAATTAAATATTAATTCTATTGGGTATTTTTCTATCTTTGGTATTTTGCTAAACATAAGCATTGCTAACATTGTTTCTTTTTGTTTAGTTTTATTTGCTATATGGTAGTCTGTCCTGCATTCATTAATATATTCATTTATACTTTTAAACTTATAATTAATCTTTACTTTCATACATTGCCTTTTCTAAATCAGAATTATCTACTATATTAATATTAACTTGTGGCGTTTCACGTTCTTCTTGGATTTCTAATTCACCTAGTAATTGACATATTAATTTATAGTTTTCTGCTTTACCATTACAAGCACCTTTTATTAAACCTAATGTAGTTAGTGTTTTATAAGCAATACCTTTTTTATTTTTTTCTTCTAACATTAATTCAAGTTCTTTTCTCATTATTGCTTTTTCTTTTCTAACTATGCCGGATGCAATCCCACCTTGTCTTGCTATTTCTCTCTGTTCTTCCTTTGTTCTTTCTGTAAAAGGAATAAGGTTTTCTTGCCCTTTATTTGCCACAATTATCACTTCCTTAATTTATATAATTTATATATCTGGACTAATGTTAAACAACCATTTAAAAATACTACACTAAATGATTTTATTAATACGCCATATACTATAAATAATATTGCGCCAATTAAATCGACAATTCTTATTTTCTTTTCGCCATTTAATATAAATGCTAACATTATTACGATACTGGCTATTGTCCCAATAATCTCGTATTTCATTTTACCTCCTATACAAAATCTAATTTTACCCTAACAATAAATATTTTAACCTTCTATTTTATTTAATCCTTTCGCTACTAATGTAGTTATAGGTAATATTATAATTTCATATCCTGTCTTGATTAATACTTGCATAACAGTCATAATTACTAATGTCATTATTGGCATTTGACCTAAAAATGCTAATGGTAAGAAGATTAAACTATCTACTAATTCACCAAATAAACTAGATAAAATTGCTCTCCATCCAAATCCTTTTAGATCTTTATGTTTTGCTTTCATTTTACTAAATATTTTATCATTTACAAAATCTCCAATAACATATGCTAATAGACTTGCAAATAATATTCTAGGAGTATTTCCTAATACTGTTTCGAATGCTCCTTGATTAGTCCAATAACTTGGTGCTGGTGTTTTAATTACTAATGTAAATATTAATACCATTAATAAATTCATTGCGAATGCTAAATAACAAGTTATTCTACTCCATTTATATCCATATACTTCACTAAATACATCACTTAATATATATGTTATTGGGAATATAAATACCGCTCCTGTCATTGTTATATTAAAAGGTAATAATACTTGTTTTGATGTTATTATATTACTTATTAATAAACTAACAACATATAATACAGTTAATATTGCTTGTATTACACTAATTTTATTTTTTAAACCTTTATTTACTTTTTCTTTCATATATCCTCCGTAGTTTTTTTATAGTAGGTTATTGCATACTACTGTTAGGGTAAAATTAGACTTCGTATTCAACTGGATCCTCTACTCCATTTAATTTAAATGCTTTTTTTCTATCAATACAAGTTCCACATTTACCACATTGTTTTTCTTTTCCTTCATAACAACTCCAAGTTAAATTATATGGTACATTTAATCCTAAACCAATCTTTACTACTGCTGCTTTATTCATATTTATTAATGGTCTACATACTGATATCTTTTTATATGTTCCTATATTGATTGCTTTATTCATTGCTTCGGCAAACTCTTCACTACAATCGGCATAAGCATTGCCACAAGCATCGTCGCTATGTGCTCCATAATATATTTCTACTTCTTCTCCAGGAAATAAACTATCTGCATAAGCGGTTGCTATTGATAATAATAAACCATTTCTAAAAGGAACGTAAGTTTCCACTCTTCCTTCTTTGTTTGCTTTTATCTGATTATCATAACTTGTATGTTGTATTTCTTTTCCACCTTTAATTAAACTACATACATTATTTGCATATTTCATTATATTTGAAATATCTTCTTCTATATGTTTTACTCCATAATATTCTGCTATTTTTCTAGCACATTCTAATTCTTTGTCGTGTTTTTGTCCATAGTATAAACTTGCAGTAATAACATTTTCTTTGCCTAATTTATCTACTGCTATTCCTATACAAGTTGTACTATCAATTCCACCACTACTTAATACTAATGCTTTCATATATTCCTCCTATAAATGTTTATCAGCATATTCACTAAATTTTACCCACTCAACAAAATTATTTACAGCAGTTTCTCTTGCTTTAACTCTTGTTCCTTGTGGTTTATCTATTTTTATTATATCATTACCAGTAAATTTATAAATAAAACCAAATCTATTGCCAGTAGTCCAGGCAGTACTGTCGACTGAATAAAAATGATATTTTTTTAATAATTGTGTTCTAGTAAATCCTAAACCGTGTACCTTACAATTATTTTCTTTTGCCATTTTTAATAATGGTATAAATATATCATATTCAGTAGATTTTATTTCTTTTGTTACTATTCCACCAATTGCTACGTAATCGTAATCTTTAATCATTTTTTTCCAATAATCTAAACCTCTTGACTTATGCCATACTGGTATACATTTTCTACCTGCAATTTTTTCTAATTTATCTCTTAATCTCTCTACTTCTTTTATTCCTACTATGCTGTCAATATCTAATTCAAAAAAATGTTTTATATTATTTTCTTTAATAAATTTTCCATATTCTTCTACATATTGATCCCAATTGATTTCTTTTTTATGTGAATTTACCATAAATGTAAATGCACCACTATCTAGTAAAAAATCTTCAAAATATGGTATTAATTTTTTTAAATCTTCATCCATATAGTAAAAACTTTCAAGTATTCTTATATTAAAGTGGTTAGGGATACCCCCCCCCC